CCGATTCTGTATGCGCTAATTACTGACATGGTATTTACGCAGGAAAACACGGAAATAACAGCCGTTACCGTCCCGGATATGATAAACAGATGCGGAACGCAAAAAGCATGGATTGAAAGTAACAACGGCGGTTCCGGCTTTGAAAAGGTTATAAGGAAAAAGATAAAAGCAGTAACAGAACCATTTTATCAAGGGGCAAACAAGGAAAGCCGTATTATAACAAATTCAGCGATGGTAAATGCACAAATAATAATGCCGATTGGATGGGAACAGCGTTTTTCAAAGATATATGAGCATTTAACCGGATTTTTGAGGGATTTCCCGGCAAATGCCCATGACGACCCGGAGGACGGTTTAACCGGAATTTATGAAAAGGAATTGGCGGACGGCGATACACGACCATACAGCCAAGCAACAAGGGGCGTTAAACGTCGTAACTAACAATTTATTCCATATACGCAAGAGCTTAACGGAAAAATATTATAACTTTGCAAAAGATAAATGGGGTAAAGAGTTAGCCCCGGAGATAGTAAAACGAGTTTTAAATATTAAAATTTTAGGATTATGATTTGTAAGTGTCCGGCGGGTACGGCTTTGCCCGATATTCCCGTAAGTAATTGCCCGGAAAGTTTTGGGCAGATTCAGAAAGTAGCATTTCAAAGATTGTACAAAAGCACCGGAGAAAAAAATTCATTTAAAACCGATGCAGGTATTGAAAAAAAAGCGTCGTGGACGCCGTTGTTGTCGGCTGACGATGATACAAAGATTGTTATTTCCCCATACATTCAAGCCCCGACAGCAGAAGCAGGCGCAGCAAGAACGTTTGGAGGTGGTAACGAAACATTGGGAGGCGTTGAGGAAATTGTGGGACGTGAGCCAACGCCATTTACCGGGGTTATGCGAAAGTTGCCACAGAAAATTATCAAGGCTTTGAAAGAATTGCAGTGCGAAAGTTGGGGCGACAATTTGGGCGTTTATCTGTTTGACGAAAACGGCGCAATTGGAGCAATTCAAGACGCAAAAACAGCAACAACCCATTATCCGATCCCAATACGTTCTTTGTTTATCGGCGATAAAACATTGGGCGGATATGAGGCACCGGATAGCAACAACATTCAATGGGCATTTTTGCCGAATTGGTCGGATGATTTGGCAATTATTGTTCCGGAGGATTTCAACCCGCTAACAGATTTAAAAGCGGCACCATAGCAATAAGGGGGTTGGTTATGGGAAAGACAACAAAAGTTTTATTGGTTTGTCCCCAACACAATATGAAACGAGAATTTGAGATAACGCACGCCGAACGTTTGTTGATGATGGGAAATAACGGCGGATGGCAGTTGCCGGAAAACTCAAATTTTGAATTTAGCAAAGATTATGGGATTAGGTATAAACGACATAAAAAAACAGATTACGGAGCAAAAGAAAGGGGCGACGATTAACCGTGCGATTGTACACCAACAGCGCATTAAGTTTCACGCCGAAACCTTTGTTGCGCCGTATATCAGTCAACCGTTAACGGATTTTCTGAATTTCGTTTCAAACCTTATACCCGACGATAAGTTTAAAATTTTCAAAACTCTTTTCCGTTACCCCGTTAAGACCAACGAGGTAACGGGAATTTGCTTTGATAAGTTGAGCCGAATTTTTGACGGTCGTAACCCGGCGTTCAATTATCAGTTTATGGAGAGCGGACAAAGGGACGATTGGGAGTATTATAGACAGAACGTTTTAAGGGAACCGGAAATTTGGAGTTCTAAAGGGTGGGAATATTTCAAAACCGAAATTAACAGCGTTCTAATTGTGGATTTGCCAACGGAGCAAGACGCCGCCGATAAATACCCCCGTCCGTATTTCTATTGGTTGCCAATTGAGCAGGTAATAACGTTTGATGCAGACCCGGTAACGGGCGTTATGCGATGGATAATTTTCAAGCAGGACGACAAACGTATTGCAGTAATTGACGATGAGAGATACCGGGTATTTACGGAGAAAGACGGGAATATTGGCGATTTGCTGATTGACAGCCCCCACGATTTAGGTTATACCCCCGCCCGTTTCTTTTGGAATGAGGCAATAAGTTTGAGGGAACCCGATGTTAAGGCGTCGCCATTGACCGAGCAGTTGGAAAGCATGGATTGGTATCTGTTTTATCATATATCAAAACGGCATTTGGATATGTACGGTTCATATCCTATTTATTCCGGCTATGAACAAAGTTGCGATTTCAGCAACGCAGAAAATGGCGATTATTGCGACGGCGGGTTTTTGAAAGACAAACAAGGACGTTACAAGTTAGACCAAGCCGGGATATTAGAGCGTTGCCCGAAATGTGGCGACAAACGAATTGCCGGGGTTGGTTCTTTTGTTGAAATACCCGTTCCCGATGGCGACAAACAACCGGATTTGCGCAACCCGGTTCAGATGTTGACCGTTGACCGTAATAGTTTGGATTATAATGTTGCCGAGGAAGAGCGATTGCGCAACAATATTATCACGTCTATTGTCGGAACGAATGAGGAAATAACAACACGGGACGCATTGAACGAACAACAGATAAAAGCAAATTTTGAGAGCCAAAGCACAATTTTAAACCGGGTAAAGAAAGGATTTGAGGCGGCGCAACAATTCGTTGATGAAACGGTTTGCCGATTGAGGTACGGCAATTTGTTTGTTTCTGCAAAAATCAATTTAGGCACGGAATTTTATATTTACGATGCAATGGAGTTGCGGGAACGTTACAAGTTAGCAAAGGAAGCCGGAGCAAGTGAGGCAGAATTGGACGCAATGCAAAACCAAATTATCGAAACGGAGTACCGGAACGACTCGACCCAATTACAACGTATGTTAGTGTTGGCAGAATTGGAGCCGTACCGACATTTAACCCGTGCCGAGGTATTAAATTTATATGGGCAACAGATAATTAGCGAACCGGAATTGCGTGTAAAACTGAATTTTGCTAATTTTGTTCGCAGATTTGAGCGAGAAAATACAAATATTTTGGAATTTGGAACGCAAATACCATTTTCCGAGAAAATAAAAGTAATAACTAATAAATTTTACGAGTATGCAAGTGAGAACAGAGGAGGGGCAAATTAAAGACGTCAATATTTTAGACGTTACCCCGGAAAATTTTATTGTACCAAAGGGCGAGGAAGATTGTTATCATTGCCGAATTGAGGTTAAGAAATTCAACCAAGACACGGGCGAAAGAATTTCAAAACCACGTATGCAGGTTTTCGGCAAAAAGTTCTTTGAATCTTTTGGGTTGCACAATTTGAGAAAGCAGGGTTTTACCGTTGATGTAATGCACGACCCGAACAAATGGTTGCAGGAAAACGAGGCTAAATTGGAGGCAGAAAAACAGAAGAAAGCCGAAGCCGGTGCAAAAGCCAAAGCAGAGGCAGCAGAGGCAGAGAAAAAAGCAATGAAAGAAGCTATGAAAGCCGAAATTCTTGCAGAACTGAAAGCCGAGGGATTGTTGGAAACGGCGGCAAAGCCGGGAAGAAAATCAAAGGAAACACCGGAAGAAAAGCAGGATGCGCCGGAAACAAACAAATAAGTTAAACCAAAAAATTATAAAGATATGGCACAGATTGCACAGCAGGACAATTTGATTGTTACAAGTACGAAACCAATTGCGACGATAGACGAAGCCGCAAAAAAGAAATTGAAAGAATGTATTGAAGCCGGAACGATTAACGATGTAATTGTAGTAACACCGGAAACGGCAAAAGTAACAAACAAATCAAAGGTATTGGCATGGTCGAAAGACGTAACAACACCGCAGGCACCAACATATAAGGTTGCGTTGGTAAATTGCAATACCGGAGCGTTGAGCGTATTTAGTTTGAGTTAATAATAAAAGGGTAATATTATGGCATTAACAAGAGAAATTTTGGTAGCGAATGCGGCTTTGTCCGGTTTGACTGACGAACAGATTAACGCAATTACAACGTTATCACAGAATGACGAAAATAGTGTAATAGCAAAGAAAACCGGGGAAATTTACGGCAATTTGGATGCGGATATTTTGACAGCGTCCGGAGTTGAGAAAAACGGAACTGAAAAAACATACGATTACGCAAAACGTGTGTTGGGAGATTTTAAGACAAAAGCGGAAAGCGTTACCGGGTTGGAATCACAGATTGCAACATTGACAAAAGAGAAAACCCGTTTGGAAAAAGTAATTGCCGACGGTGGAGCAGATGCAGAAACCGCAAAGCAATTAAAGCAGGCAAAAGCAGATTTGGCAAACGTTACAACTCAATATACAGAGTTGAACAAAAAGCTTGAGGCAGAAAAAGAAAACCACGCCAAAGAGTTGTTCGGCATTAAGATTGACAACGAATTGCAAACAGCGTCCGCAGGGCTTAAATTTAAGGCAGGTTTGCCGGAAAGTGTAACAAAGGTTATTTTGCAGCAGGCTAACGATAAAATCAAGGGAATGAACCCGGAATATATCGACGATGGCAAAGGCGGCAAAATTTTGGCGTTTAAGGACGAAACCGGGGCGATTATGAGAAACCCGAACAATCAGTTAAACCCATTTACGCCGGGCGAGTTGTTAACCCGTGAATTGGACGCAATGGGAATAATTGACAAAGGACGCCAACAGCCGGGAGGCGGAACAATCCCGCCGGGAGGTAGAGGCGCAGGCGGTAGCGTAGTAATTGACGTTGCAGGATGCAAAACACGTGTTGAAGCATACGACGCAATTAGTAACAATCTGATGGCGCAGGGAATGACCGCAGGTTCCAAAGAGTTTGAGGATGCAATGGCGCAAGCATGGAAAGACAACAATATTGCAGCATTGCCGGAGAGATAAAACAACCACGGGTAAAGGGTAAACCCGCATTAATAACAATTTAAAATAAAACATTATGAGTTTAATTGCAACAAGATTACAGAATTGGCGAGTTCAGAACCCGGAATTTGACCGCAATATGACCCGCCCGTGTGAGTATGGCGCATTGGATTTCTTTATTGAGCAAACCAACGCCGCAAATTCCATTATTAACCCAAAGTTGAGGGAAAGGGCGTTTGCCTCAATGGGTAATACCGTGCAAATCCCGGTTATCAATTACGATGGCGATGTTACCGTTGGCAACGTCCGTTCATGTGTAATTGAGGACGACGAAAATACGTCCGCACTTTATACCGTTGTGTGGGCAACATACACAATCGGTTTTACTATGGTTCCGGCGGCTTATACGAACAATGAAATTTCGTATGAACACGACTTTTACCGTAAAATGGAAAAATATACACGTGCGTTGGCTGATGCGTTAGACAAAGGCGCAATTGCAGCGTTGGAAGCACAGAAAACGCAGGTATTGAAAGACAAATTGAATTATGACTTTTCCGGTAACGTTATCAAGGTTAAAAAGGAAATGGCAACAGAAATTTTTGGCGACATTGACCCAATTATGAGAGCCAATTGTTACCCACGTACACCGCATATCGTATGTAATGCAGGAGTAGAAAGTTTGGTTCGCAAGTTGATGCAGCACGGAGCAAACAACGACGTAAACAAGCAGTTGGAATACGCAGGTAAGATATTCCATTACACAAATAACGTGACTAACGAAGCAAGTCAGAACGGAACATTCTTTGCCGTTGAAGATGGTAACGTTGGCGTTCTTACACGTGTTGACCGTGAAGCATTACGCCGTACACGTGCCAATTTCCACGAATGGGACGTAGTACGTTTACCGATGATTGATTTGCCCGTTGGTTCGCATTATTATACATCTGTAGGCGACCAAAGCGCAACAGTAGGAGCAGCAACAGAGGATTTGACTTGCGCCGTTAAGGAATATTTCGGATTCAGCGTTGATGTTGCCTTTTTGGTTGCTTATAATAATGACCCAACAAATGTTGCAAATCCGATTATCAAAGCGCAGATTGCAGCACGTGACCAAAACGAACCTTTGGGTATGCCTGTATATGTTACCAACGCCGCAGCATTTCCCGGCGCATAACATAAGGTAAAAGGATTGTATAACCGGGGGCGGGGTTTTCCCCCGTCCCTTTTTTTATTTGCATTATGTATCGAATAAAAGACATACAAGCAGCATTATTGAACGTCGTAGGTTGGAAACAATCATACAACCCGAAAACATTCATTGATGAACATTTGACACAGACCGAAAGCGGGTTGTACTTTCAAGGTGCGCACCCGCTTTTGACGTTAGAAAATATGCGTTCGATAATACCGGACGATTGGGGGCTACAATATCCGGAATGGAATTTGATTTTGCCGTATAAAGCCGGGCAAAAAGTAAAGCATAACAATATATTTTGGATTGCTAAAATAGATAATACCGGGCAGGAACCGACGGCGAGCGATTTTAACGAAGATTACAGCCGGGACGATTACGGAAACCCGTATTGGCAACCATACAACATTTTTTCTGACTTTTTGGAAAGACTGACATTAAACGGAATTGCAACCGTTGTTCAGACTTTTACACAGATTAAGCAGTTGGAAAAGGAAACCCGCAATTTATTGGAAAGAAAAACGTTTTTTGATGGTTCCGGCAGAATCCGGGCTACAATTCAAAATACCCATAAATTAGTAGGATTTGAAATTGTTCCGGTTCGTAGTATGGGGGTAACAACCAAAATTGAGAAAATCGGGCTACAAATGACCGGAGCGACCGGAAAGGTAAGAATGTATTTATTTCATTCGTCGCAGATTGACCCGGTAAAAACATTCGATTTGGATTTTACCGTTACAAATGGCGGCTTTCAATGGTTCCCGTTGACCGATTGTTATTTGCCGTATATCAGCGACGCAAACAACGCCGGGGGTTCATGGTTTCTTTGCTATAATCAAGACGAATTACCCGCCGGGATGGAAGCAATAAACGTATCTAAGGATTGGAGCCGGGAGCCGTGCGGAACGTGCAACATTGGTTCCGTCGAAACATGGCGAGAAATGACAAAGTATTTGCAGGTTTCTCCGTTTAAGGTTGACGCCCCGGAAACATTCGAGCAATACCCGGAATTATGGGACGTGGCTTATACTATGTACACAAATACCCACAATTACGGGCTAAATTGCGAAATAACGGTTGGTTGCGATTTGACCGACTTTATTATTTCGCAACGGCAGATGTTCCAAACCGTTATTCAAAGGCAGGTTGCGGCAATAGGTTTGCGAACGTTAGCAATGAATCCCAACGTTAGGGTTAACCGCAATCAGTCAAATGCAAGCCGCACCGATATTCTGTATGAGTTGGACGGCAATACGTCCGGGGTTCGTCCCGGCGGGTTGGGTTATGACCTTAAAAAAGCGTATGAGGCTTTGCGATTAGATACGCAGGGGTTAGACCGAATTTGTTTGAGTTGTAACAACCGGGGCGTTAGATACAGAACCGTTTAGTATATAATTTCAAGTAAAAGTTGTATAATAATTTCAAGGTAAAATTGTAGAATTTAAAAGCGTAAATTATGAGAGTAAGAGGATTTCAAGCGTATATGATTGATGCGCAATACACGTATGATAAATTGAAAAAGGATATTGCAATTACTGAATCATGGTCGAGCATTTCCGGAAAGTTGCCGCAAATTTTGGTCGTGGCAAATATTGTTGACGACGACGGCGCAGAATATCCGTCGCCAAAAGCAAAAGTAACCATTGATGCAACAAACGTTGAAAAAGACATTCCGGCAAGTGGTATTGTAATGTTGGATTTGTCCGCCGCAAAAGATAAGTACATGAACAACGATATTGTTGTTAAAGTGTACAACGATAAGCAGGAAAGCAGCGGGCAAACGCTGGCAATTCAAGGAATGACAATTGAAAATGCAATGAGAGTTATTGATTTGCATTTGGCGTCAAAAGGACAAACGGATTTGGCAAAATTGTTGCATTATTATCTGTTTAAGTCAATCACGCCGGGAACGCCCGGACGTCCCGGAACTAATGCGACAATTACCGGAGCAACCGCAACCGTGGATGCAAAAACCGGAACCCCGGAAGTAACGGTATCATTGGGCGGCACCGCAAGCGCAAGAACATTTGCTTTTGCTTTTAAGAATCTGAAAGGGCAACCGGGTACACCCGGAACACCGGGCGCACCGGGAAAGGATGCAGTTTTGACCGCAGCCACAAAACAAGCTATTGGAGGCGTAAAAGCGGCGGCAGATATTGCTAATTTGGGCGGAAGTGAAGAGTTAGCCGCCGTAATAGCTAAATTCAATGCACTATTGGCAGCATTGAGAACGTGCGGTATTCTTATTTAGTGATATGGGAAAAATTGACGACTTATTAAAACGGGTCGTTAAATTCAACGATGAATTAACGTCCGGGCGGTTAGTGCAAAAAATAATATGGGACAACGAGGCGTATATAATAGATATGAACGCCGAGGAACAATTGTTTGAACAAGGCGTTAACCGTTTGGGCGTTTCAATCATGGATTACGCCCCGTATAGCCCGGTAACAATTGCAATCAAAGAGGCAAAGGGACAGCCTACAAACCGGGTAACGTTAAGGGATAAGGGCGATTTTCAAAGTAGCTTTTATTTGGAAATTAGCGACAAACAATTTGAAATTAAGGCGGCGGATTGGAAAACCGAGGAATTAATAAAAAAGTATGGACGCCAAATTTTAGGTTTAACGGACGAAAATATTAAAATCCTTATATGGCATTATATTTTCCCGGATTTAATAACAGAGGCAAAAAAAACGATATATGGCAGCGAATAACAAAGCCCCGGTAATTGCGAACCCGGAATTATTAGACCGTATTATTGGAAATATACAAACCGGATTGGTTGATAATTTACCGTGGTTGGACAAAGCATTTGGACGGGCTGAAAGACTTGTTAAATATGACGGGAACCGGAAACGTTATTTTACCCCGTGCGTTTATGTAGGGCGAAACGATTATATAGAAGTAACCCCGGATGCAAATATTGGTAATTTTTCGTTTTTTTGGGTTGACGACCCGCAGGGCGTTAGTTGGGAATCCGGCGTTTCAGTAGGGATAAAAACCCCGTTTTCCCTTATCTTTTGGTTTGATTACCGGAAGATATTCAACGATGCGAGCGACCGGAACAAAGAAGCAGTTAAGCGGCAAATATTGGACGTGTTGAACGGCGGCTTTTGGCTGAAACATGGGCGTTTGAAAATAACAAAGGTTTATGAGTTGGCGGAAAATATTTACCGGGGGTTTTCTTTGGACGAAATAGACAACCAATTTTTAATGCACCCGTTCGGCGGGTTCCGGTTCTATGGAGAATTAAGTATTGGAGAATCATGTAAATTGTAAGAGTATGAAAGAATTTATTTTTTACGTTATATTGGTCGCATTGTTGGCGGCTTTTGTGCTGACGTTATTACGCAAATGGGGCGTCATTGAATGGGTACAGATTCACGGGAACGATTTCTTTTCAAAGATGTTTAATTGCGATTTCTGTTTGTCGTGGTGGACGTGCGTTCTGATTTGTTTCTTTGCGTTGATATTTACCGGGAACCCCGCATTTTTGGGCGTTCCCTTTTGTAGTACAATGATAACACGTGTTTTATTATGAAGAATGTACAAATAAAAGGAATGAACGTTGAGTTGTATGATAGTATAGACGAATTGCCAATTATGCGTTTCCACAAGTATAACAAAATGCTTTTGGTTGACGCCGGGGTTGGTTCTGATTTATCGGATTTTGACCGACACATAGAAAAGGCAATAAGATACGCCAATAGCAAAACCCCGCATTTGGCGGCGGTAGAATTGGAAAATTTGCGCCAAAATGTGTATTTCATACAATCCGGTATTTCGCCCCGGCATTTAGCTTTTGCCGTTTTAGTAAAGAGCATTGACGGGAATCCATGCAATGATTTATCAGACGATGGATTGCAAAAGATAGTTGATTTGTTCGCCGATGTTCCGAACGCAGAATTAACCGCCCATTTGGAAGCGGTTAAAAAAAAAATAGATGAAGAATTGAGGTTGTATTTTCCCCGGTTGTTTGATGATGCAGCATTAAAAGAGTATTTCGACCAACTGAAAGAAAGAACGGTTATTTTATTGCGCACAATCATAGCTGGGGAAGCAACCGAAGCGGATGCAAAGAGAATAGACGAAATTACGGCGGAGTTGATAACTTATTTCAATCCTCAATCATTTTCGGGAGCCGACAGCGTAGAAATACGATACGACAAACAATTTGAAAATATGTGTTTGATATTGTCGCAGAATTTGCACGTTGACCCGAAAAGATTTACCGTATTGGAATATTACAACGCATTTGAGTATGTAAAAGAACAAGCGAGAAAAGCCCAAAAACAGAAAAACGTAAAATAAAGCGATTTCCGGCGTTATTTCCCGGTAGATAATAAAATATACGTTTGAGAAAAGAAAATCGAAATGCGGGTAAATTTCCCGAAAATAACTTTAAATAATAGTTGCTATGGCAGATAATCAACCGATAAAATACAGCGATTTAGTAAAGCCGGATAACTCAATTGAGGAATTAATAAAACAATTGACCGGGTTAAAAGACACATATACGGACGCATTGGCAAGTATCAAAGCCGAGGCGATTCAATTGGCGGCTACATTGCAAAAGGTTTCCGGAGCCACGGAGGACGGGCGGAAAAAGACAAAGAAAGCCGCCGACGACGCCGACCGTTTGGCACGTGCGCAAAAAGAATTGGCGTTTGCTGAAAGCGACGCCGCCAAAAAATTAGCGGAGTTGAATTTGGCAAAGCAGGAAGCAAGCCAAATAAATAAATTGATTATCAAAATAAATCAATCCGCCGAGGGTAGTTATAACCGTTTATCGGCGCAATATTCATTGAATAAGATTTATTTAAACAACATGACTAAAGCCGAACGGGAAAACACCGAGGAGGGGCGAAAATTGGTTGCACAAACCAAAGCAATATACGAAGAAATGAAACGTTTGCAGGAAGCAACCGGGAAATTTCAATTGAACGTCGGAAATTATACGGAGGCGTCCGACGCAATTATTGCGTATGGCGACAAATTAAAAGAAACGTTAGGTTTAAATAGCGCATTTGGCGAAAGTCTTTTGGCGTTAGGACGTGGCGGGGCTGAAAGTAAAGCAGTTTTTACAGCTATTGGCGACGGGGCAAAAGCATTGGGAAAAACTTTGTTGGGACTACTTTCAAACCCGGTATTTTTGGCGATTGCCGGAATTGCGGCGGCGGGTGCGGCGTTCAAATGGTGGTACGATTATAACGCCGGGTTAGTAGAGGCAACGAGATTGACGCAACAATTTACCGGGAAAAGTGGCGATGATTTGAAAGCGTTTAGAAATGAGGTGCAAGCCGTCGCCGATTCATTCAACGCAGATTTCCGGGAAACATTGATTGCAACAAACGCATTATCAAAACAATTTGGTATTTCTGCAAATGAGGCATTGCAATTGGTTAAGGATGGGTTTTTAGCCGGAGGCGATGCGAACGGGGAATTTTTAGACACGTTGAAAGAATACCCGGCATATTTCAAAGAGGCGGGAATATCAGCAGACCAATTTGTTGCAATTGTTACCCAAACAAACAAAATGGGTATCTTTTCAGACAAAGGCGTTGACGCAATTAAGGAGGCAAATTTGCGTTTGCGTGAAATGACGACGGCGACGGCGGCGGCTTTGGACGGTATCGGTATTTCGTCGGAACAAGTTCAAAAAGATTTGCAGACCGGAACCAAAACAACGTTCGATGTTATACAAGACGTTTCCGCAAAATTGGCAGAATTGCCGGATAATGCGGCAACGGTCGGGGCTGCAATTGCAGATATATTCGGGGGGCCCGGAGAGGACGCCGGATTGCAGTATTTGCGCACGTTGAAAGATATTTCAACAAACATGGATGAAGTAAAAGGGAAAGCCGGAGTTTTGGCGCAATTGCAGGAGGAACAATTGCAAAGCCAAATTGAGTTGCAAAACGCATTATCCGGGTTGTTTGACGCAACCGGAGGGAATTTTGAAACGTTGACAACGCAGGCAAAAGTTTTTGTTAACCAAGGATTGACGGCGATAATAAAAGGGGTTATTGATGTTGTCAATTACTTTATTGAGTTGTACAATGAAAGTGTTTTGATACGTGCCATTTGGAACGGTATAGTTGCCGGATTTAAAAACACATTTGACACGTTAGGAAATTTGTTTGGATTCTTTATTGATATTGTCAAAGCAACCGGAACCGCATTAAAGGGGGCGTTTACGTTGGATTTTGACGACGTTAAAAAAGGGTTGTCAGATTATGCAGCCGCATACGGAAATTTGGTAAAAGCACAAGTAAAGGACATTACCCAAAATTTCAAAGAGGGGTTGGATGATATGCAAAAGAAAATAAAGCCGATAACAATCCCCGTTTCCGTCGGAGATACGCCAAAAGAACCGACCGGGAACAAACCCGTAACAACACAGAACCCAACCGTAACGCCGAGGGGTAAAAGCGATGCGGAAAAGGCAGCAGAACAGCAAGCAAAACAAATTGAGGCGGCATATAAAAAGAATTTGGAAGCAACCCGAAAATTGCAGGATGCGCAATTGCAGTTGGAAACCGACGAATGGGCAAAGCGTCGCCAACAAACGCAATATCAGTATTCCCGACAAATTGAGGATTTACAACACCAATTGCAGACCGAAAAGGATTTGAACGAAACCGGACGCCAAGCGATAAACGCCACAATTACGGCATTAGAACAGCAACAAACCGAGGCGTTATTGAAAATCGAACAAGACCGACAATTGCAGGAATTGGCGTTGCAGAAAGAAAGCATTGAATTACGTTTGCAAGCAGTCAAAGAGGGAAGCGAGCAGGAAAGGCAATTGCGTATGCAGTTGTTGGAGAACGAAAGACAAACCGCATTATTACAGAACCAACAGAAACCGACCGGGCAACAGCAGGACGCCGGGGCGATTAATGCAAGTTTTGACGCAAAGGGAGCCGGAATTGCGGACGAATATTTGCAAGCGCAATTACAGATATTCGACCAACAACAAGCGTTGGCGCAATCGGAGTTTGATTTGTTGAGAAATTCAGAAGCCCGGAAAACTCAATTCCGTTTGCAAGCAGAAAAGGAACGTTTGCAAAAGGTTTTAGAATTAAATCAGCAAGCCGCCAATAAATTGTCTGATGTTGAGGTACAAACAATTCAAAACACTATTAAAAAAATAGACCAAGAAATTGAGCAATCCAAAGGGGAGGAACGAGGAACAGACATTTACGGTTTGTTTGGGCTTAATTTGGACGACGACCAAAAAGAGGCAATTAATACGTCTATGCAATACGCATTGGATGCGTTAAATACATTCACGGCGGCACGTGTTGCCGCAGCAGATGCAGCCGTTGAGCAAGCGGATAAAGAGGTTTCCGCCGCACAATCGGCGTTGGATGCAGAATTGGAAGCAAGGGCAAACGGGTACGCCAATAATGTTGTACAAGCGCAAAAGGAGTTGGATTTGGCAAAGAAAAACCAAGAAAAAGCATTGAAAGAACAACAGAAAGCGCAAAAACAGCAGGCAGCAATACAAACATTGCAGCAAATCGGAAACATGGTAACAGCAACGGCGTTGATATGGTCGCAATTAGGTTTCCCGCTTGCAATACCTGCAATTGCCGTAATGTGGGCGAGTTTTGCAGCGTCTAAAATCAAGGCGGCGCAATTGGCAAAACAGACCGGAGAAACCGGAGGAACAGAAACATACGGCGACGGTACCGTTGAACTTTTGGAGGGCGGTTCGCACCAAAGCGGAAATGATATTGATTTAGGAACGAAACCGGACGGAACCCGCCGACGTGCCGAGGGAGGCGAATTTTTCGCCGTGATAAATAAACGAAGTTCACGCCGTTTCAGAAAGATAATACCGGACGTTATCAATTCGCTAAACAATGGTACATTTGCACACAAGTATTTAAAATCCTATTCAGACGGAGACGGTTTGACGTTAAACGTTACCGGACAAAGCCCGGATTTACGCAATTTGTCGGATGATGTAAGGGAAATTAAGGAACAGAACCGACGACGGGTTTACGTGGATGGCGACGGAAATACGATTGAAAGTTACAAGAATTTGAAACGTAAAATAAAAAGACTATGACACCAAAATATAGATTCTTTTTGCAGATAGGGGAGGACGGAACCAAACAAACCGTCTGCCCCAATTATAAGGATGATTTAACGTTGGATTATGAGTTGGAAACAAAGCAAAGGTTTTACCGGGCTAAATTGTCCGGTAAAATAAACTTTGTCCGTGCTGATTACGATATTATCAATGACGCCCCGTTTGATTCTGAATTTTTCCTATATATCGAAAAAAGCGATGATTGGGGACAAACATACAATCAATACTATAAAGCAAAGTTTATGAAAACAGATTGTACGTTTAGTGATGATGATAAATTGGTTACGGTAAAGCCGGAAACAACAGACCAATACGACGACGTTTTGGCAGGATTGGAAAAGGAATACAATTTAATTGAGTTAGCACCACAAATTGAATTACTTACAATAAGAAAACGCCCGTTGATACAAATATACGTCCCCGGAGATAGTATTGTTTCTTGTTTTTTAGGTGGTACAAATTGGGAGCAAGACGCAAACGCCACGACCGACCAAAACGCACTAATACAAACCTATCATTTTGCACTATGTAATATTTTGAAAGAAATACAAATTACGTCGCACGGTTCCCCGGCGGTAATATCCGGGCTTTATACCGGGCGAATGGCGACGGGTGCAAGTGCGAATAATTTCGAGGGGAAATTATACCCAGAATTAAACGTAAATTATTATATCTATATTACGCAACAAAGAATTGACGGTTTACCGTTTGGGGCTGTTGCGGTCGAGATACGCAAACAATCCGATGATACGGCAATGTTTCGTTATATAAAGGCTACAACGTCGCCTTTTGATACATTGGAGTTTGATTTAACCGCTGTTGAGGGTTCCGGCGCAACGGGTACAATGCACGCCGATATGAAAAGTTATAATATATACGCCCGGTATTTGTGCGACGTAGAGAAAATCGACGACCTTAATACATATCCATTGCCCGCCGATGATATAGTTGATAATAACCGTAATTATAGGCGTGCGATTGGTTACGCAATCGACGTGGCGTTTATTTCAAACAACTTTTCAGACACCCCGACCGAGTGGGGGTTAGCGGATAACGGAAAGTATTTTGTGCCGCCCTATTCCATTTACGGACAAACGTTTTATCCAATCGCCCGGTCAACGTGGCGTTATGCGTCGTTATGGTTTGGGTTTTATCTGATGGATTGGATATTAGAAAAAAAAGCAAGAAAGGCATATACATTGCGTGACGTGTTTACGTTGTCGTCGTGTATCAATGTGCTGTTAAAAGAATTTGCGCCCGGAATAACGCATGAAGCGACGCCGGAGTACAGCCAATTCCTTTATAACACAAACAATCCTATTTCCGGGAAGTCATTTAAGTTGCTGATAAGTCAGAAAAGTAATATTATTAATGGAGAATATCAGACCCCGGCGCAAAAAGCCCCGATTACATTGCAACAAATTATGACTATGTTACGGGATATTTACAAATGTTATTGGTATATTGAGGATGGAAAATTTAAAATTGAACAAATAAATTGGTTTAGAAATGGCGGTTCGTATGGATATAACCCAATTATTGACTATGATTTAACGCAGTTAGAAAACGTTAGAAATGGCAAGAAATTAGCTTTTGCAACGTCTGAATATTCATTTGATAAAGTAGATATGCCGGAACGTTATCAATTTGAATGGATGGACGATGTAACAACACCGTTTGAGGGGTTGCCAATAGAAATTACGTCAAAATACGTAACAGCCGGAAAGATAGAAGAAATAAATATTTCAAATTTTACGTCCGATATTGATTTGATGTTGTTAAACCCCGGTGCAATTAGTTCGGATGGATTCGCATTGTTTGCGGCGGTTACGCCGTCCGGAGGTGGACAATTGGAATTGCCGTTTACAAGACAAACCGTTGATGGCGTGGAATATTTTTTGCAAAATGGCTTTTTAGCGTTTATCAATATACAACCGACATATTGGGTTTATGATATGCCAGCACGCAATTTCAAAATAAATAATATCCCAAATTATGCAATTGGTATTGAGAGAAAGAAAAAACAAACATTGAATTTCCCGGCAGGAACCACAGACCCAAACCCGATGCAATTAGTTAAAACGTATATTGGTAACGGACAAGTTGATAAACTTTCAGTAAATTTGTGTAGTAGAAATATAAAAGCAACATTGAAATATGATACAGAATAACAATATAAGCGTTTTACCGTGGTACACGTCTATTAATGAACAGAACCACCGTAAAAGTTACGCATACGGCGCAATTTACCCGTTGTTTGCCCCAGCAGATAAATTGTTGCCGTTTCAGATAATCAGAAACACACGGTCAAATAATGTTACGTCAGTGATATTGTATGAAAAGACCGGAAAGCAAGTTGCAAACATAACAACGTACATGAAAGAAACCGGATTGCAGATTGTCCGGTTTCAAACGTTGGGTTATGATGTTATATTGTACCCGTCAATATTACCCATGCCATTAAATCAGTTGGACGGAATATATTATATGACGTTATCGGATGGCGTGCAAACGTGGTATTCTGAAATGTTCACGGTCGTACAAGATGTTTCCGGTTACTTAAAAATACAATGGTGGGATATTGAAAATTTGGTATTTGACGCCGGGCAAATAGTATATAAAAACCCGGATTTCAAAAATACGTTGTACCTTTGTACCGAGTTGGGAAAACCGGATTATGAATTTGAAGAGGACGGCGAAGAACGGGACGGGTATTTTTTCCCGGAAAAACAAATATCAGTCAAAACGTTTAAATGTACGATATTGGCACCGGAGTTCCTTTGCGACGTTATGCGTTTTATCCGTATGGCTGATTACATACATATAACTGACAAGTACGGCAGGGAATACGATTGTGATACGTTTTTAATTACCCCGAAATGGCAAACGCAGGGGGATTTGGCGAGCGTGGAAATTGAGTTTAAAACAAATACCGTCGTTAAGAAAATAGGACGTGGATATATTATCAATAATAATGGAGATTTCAACGGCGATTTCAATAATGATTTTGACAACAATTAAATTAATTAGATTATGGGAAATTACGAACAATTAAAACAAGCGGTTGCCGACGTTATTAAGACAAACGGAAACCAAGAAATTACCGGGGCAATAATGCAAAATACGTTATTGTCTATAATTTCAACGGTCGGAAGCAATGCAACATTTGCGGGAATTGCGACCCCAACAACAAATCCGGGAACGCCCGACCAAAATGTTTTTTATTTAGCGTCAGAACCCGGAATTTATATCAATTTCGGAGGTGTAGAATTAATAGACCAAGTAATTGTATTAATCAATAAAAGCGGAAATTGGGTTAAGAAGGATTCCGGTATTGCAACAAATGCAGAGTCTTTAAAATTAGATGCTAAATTTAATTTATATAAGATGGCAATATTTAGTGATAACCTGCTAAATAAAAATGGTAGTTTTATTGATGGTAAATACATAAATGCAATTAGTGGTAATAAAATAGCATTAGGAACAAATTCAGATTATGCAATAAGCGATTATATACCAGTGAAAGGAGGAAGCAAGTATTTAGGATATAACATAGGAGAAGGAGGCGCATATTCAGCCTTTTTTGATAAAAATCTAAATGCAATTTCGTTGTTTAAATCAGATCAAAACACAACAGCTCCCGAAAATGCAGCATGGTGTAGATTGTCTTGTTTTAAATCGATAATATATTCAGCTATTTTTTCAGAAAGAAGTGAACCGTTTACAGAATATATACCATATAATGATTCATTTGATGTAGAATTGTTAAAAAGGAGTTTAAATAATAGATTTTCAGTTGATTTGTGGAAACTTATTAATGGGAAATTTATAAACGTTAACGGTAGTGTTGGTAGTAATGATTCTTTTTCAGCATCTGACTTTATTCCATTTAATATAAAAAAAGGACTTTTTTTCAAACTACAAACATCTACAAATAAATATGTTTCGTGTATAGCTTTGTACGATGAAAATAAACAATTTGTAAAATCATATAGTAATATTGATACAGTTGTAAGTGAGCATATAATAAAAAGTGAGGATATACCGGATAATGTTGTATATTTTAGATGTACAATCGAACCCGGAAAAAGTGCAAATTTAGACCCAAATGTTAATTCATATAAACAATATGATAACTACGTTGTATATGGAGAATATACAGAGCATGAAAAAATAAAAGAAGTATCAAATGATGTAATTTTATTGAAAAATACCAACGAATTATCTGATGAAAATAAGGTAATTAAATATGTTAACTTGTTTAATATAAATGATTCTGATTATAAAGAGAATTATTTTATTTCACAGAATGGTAACGAAGTTACCAATCAATATTCGTCAGCGTATGCAGTTACGGGATATATAAAAATACCAAATATATATGATTGTATATCTATAAACTATGAGGTAGGTAATGTTTATGCAGCATTATATGATAAAGATAAGAACTTTATAAAATCACAAGAACTTAGAAATGGTAATAGACAAATAGACTTTGAATTTGGTGCGTATTATGTAAGATTTACAATGCTAATATCAAAGAAAAGCAGCACAATGATAATAGTCGGTTTGTCTGACTTAAATATACAATATAGTGATTATGGAAAGGTTTATGAATTGGATAAACAAACAGATGATTATATTAAAGGAGTTATTAAAGATTTTTCTATTATTAAAACGCCTAAATATGATAATGTATATAAAGATAGCTTATCTGATGGCGGAGAATTAGAATTAACAGAAATACCCGATAGTAAAAATTATTATGGAATTGGTTGTGTATTTAATACTCAACAAATGGGTACAATAAAAATATATAAAAGCCAAAATGATTATTGCAGAGGGGAGATAAATATTGATGCAACAAATATTACTGAATTTGGTAATGGAGGAGAAGAAACAATAATTCCACATGGATTGACTATTACGGACGGTTTAGTTGTAAGTATTGTGAAAGGAACAACAAATACATCTATTACATTAACTAATACAGCAGGAGAAAAAGTAACAAAACAATTATCAAAATGGATTGGTTGTAAAGGTGGAATTATAAAATTCATTTCTATTTCCGGAACATATACAAATATAACATTATCGCATAGCGGTACATGGATGGATAAAGATACATGGATATTTGGTAACTCTTATACTGACTTTTGGCCGTCAAAATGTTATGCAAATGGAGGAACTAATTTTTATTTAGATGGGTATTCCGGAAGAAGTGCGCAGGGTGGATATGATTCACTTTTATTAGCTTTAAAATATGGTAAGCCAAAAAGAATAGTTTGGATGTTAGGAATGAATAATCCAGATACAGAAATTGCAGTAAATGAAAGTTGGAATAATATCTTTAATGAATTAAAAGAGTTATGTGCAATTATGAGCATACAGTTAATTCCTTGTACAATTCCAAATGTTCCGGAAAGAATACATACATTTAAAAATCAGATAATACGCAATAGCGGATTGCCTTATATTGACATTTCATCTGTATTAGGTGCAAATGAAAAAGGTTCAAATTGGTTTAGTGGATTATTAAGCAGTGATAATGTACACCCAACCGGATTGGGTTCTGAAATAATTGCAAATACTATAATTGCAGGTGTTCCGGATATTGTAGAATAATAATATAAAGTTATGGAAAGAATTATGAATTGGGAACAATGGCGTATAATTGCCATTTCCACGGTTAGCCCGTTATTTGGGTATTTAACCCCGACAAAGGGTTTTGTTTATGCGTTAGTAGTAATGTTTGCGTTCAATATTTGGGCGGGAATGAGGGCGGACGGCGTGGCGATTGTGCGCTGCAAAAACTTTTCGTTCCGTAAATTTAAAAACGCATTGTGCGAATTGTTTTTGTATCTGTTCATTGTGGAGGCGATTTTTATCATTATGAAAAATTGCGGCGACGCCCAAGCGGCAATTGTTGTTGTTAAATCGCTTACTTATGTGTTTATGTACGTGTATTTGCAAAATGCGTTCCGCAATCTTATTATTGCGTACCCCCGGAATTTGGCATTACGTATTATTTACCATGTTATCCGTTTGGAGTTTACAAGGGCTTTGCCGTCGCATTTGCAATCGATAATTGAAAGATTGGAAAAAGAATTTGGGGACTACCCCGACAAAAACAATAAAAAGAAAGGAGAAAAAGAAAATGAGTAAATAAATAATTATATTTGCAACGGGGATAGGCGGAGTAATTAACCGACCGAAAGGGCAAGCC